TCAAATGATTAGAACAATGCTTTTAGATTCAATCGGTTCAATAATTTCCGCAAGCCCAATTGGTCCGAAAACAAAAGTACACAGGGTTCGCGAACTAGCAGAAATGATTGACGAGTTATGATAGTTAAACCAAATTTTTATTCATATTCACTCACCCCAGAAGAAGAAGCGATTTGTGCGAAAGTGGGCTACGAACGCCAACTACCAATGATGGGGAAACCTGAAAAGAACCGAAACTACAGTGAGGGCGATGTCTATGAGACTTGGCAACATGCGGTTTGTGCTGGCTCAGAATTAGCCTTTGCCAGAATGTGTGGTCTTCAAGACTTTGTACCCCATGTCAATAAATTTAAATCCGAATCCGATGTTGCGGGTTATGAGATTAGATACACATTTGGAGCGCAAGGAATCAGGTTGTCAACTTGGGACGATAAAGAGGCAATTTATGTTCTACTGGTTGATGGGTTGCGTGTTAAAACCAGGAGAAACGCGCAAGATAATTGGTTGGGTTTTCCTTATAGGGCAGTTTGTTGGGCTCAAGGGCAGCAAATTATTGACGATGGCCAAGAAAAAAATGGATATTGGTTTCTCCCAAAATCAAAAGCAAACAAAATGGAGACTTTGTGAAAATAGAATTTGTAGATATTGAGAAACTTGTCAAACCTGAATGGCATGCCACCTACATTGTCAGACCCGACTTGCTTGTTCTTTCAACTTCTCTTTTCCAACATGGCTTTCTGGCTCCGATAGTTGTTCAAAAAAACACAAATATTATTATTGACGGCTGCCAGAGATGGATGCTTTCTAAAGAAATAGTTGAATTAAATAAAAAAAACAACAATTTAGTCCCTGTAGTTTTTGTTGATTGTGACTCGCTTGAAGCCATGATGATGCATTTACAACTAAATCGAGGAAGAGGAAATCTTTTAGCGCACAAGGTCTCGTCAATTGTTAGGGATTTATTTAATAGCGGCAAATACACCGAAAAAGATTTTGACCGTTTGTTGACAATGAAGCATGACGAATTGGATGTCTTGTTTGATGGCACAATCATAAAACAAAAGAAAATTTCTGAACACAAATATTCACGAGCATGGGTTCCAGTTGAAGCACCCGCGGGGACGGTTAATGCCGTTCCAGTAATTGAGCGTCCACCCAACAAAGATAGGTAGTAACCATAAAGTGGCAATAGTGCTACAATTTATGAGTATTCACTATTGAGGAGACAAGATGGACACCCAAAATAACATTGGCGGCGATGAATCAGAGGGTCGCGGTGGAACCATTCGTCGGTTGGCAAACCGTGTAAACGAAGCAGTTGCTCGTCGGCGTACTGGTCGAATCCCGACATCTACAACTGGTGAAATTTTGGGAGAATCTGGTGCTGGGCGGTTATTGAACAGAGCATTACGTAGAGTCAGACGTCGTCGTACGCCTGCTGCCTAAGCCAATACTCCCGAACTGGGGTAATAAATTATGTTAGTAACTTCAGCCGAACTGAGAACGTACATGGACATAACGCTGTCCAATAGGCAACTTGATGCCGCTGATTTTATTCTTGAAGGTCTTCAAAGCGAACTAGAAGCATTTCTGAATCGTCCAATCGAGGTTGGGACCTTCACTAATGAGACACACGTATTCCCATCGACGCATGTAGGAATCCCACTGACCTCCTTCTTCTACAATCAAAGTCTGGACAGCACAACGGCTGCAGGAACCGTAACCTATAGTGAACCACCGACAACTATTTATTTAAGAAATAGTCCAGTGGTCACTGTTACTACTGTTACTTTATTTCCAGTGCAATCAAGTTCTCAGGTCTTAGTTGTTGACCAGGACTACACCGTGCGCAGATATGGTGTTGACATCTATCGAGGATTTGCTAACGATGTTGTTAAAATAACCTATACCGCAGGTCTTGTTGGTGCAAATATAAAAATGTTTAAGTTGATGATTTTAAGAGCAGCAACAAGAGAAATGCAAAACATGCATGATGACGTTGTCGGTGTCAAAGATTTGAATCCAAGAAATGTTGCAATAGCAGAAACAGGTTTTACCGATAAAGAATTAATGATGTTGAAAAGATATAAACGTCGTCGGATTTCTTAAATGAGGCCTTTAACGGAAATAGACATTGACGAAATTGGTCTTCGTGATGCCAACGACAGATTGGGCGATATCAAAAAACGTCAAAAGAATTTAGAGCCTGCTCTAAGAAAAGCGGGTTTATCTTTAAGAAAATATATGGCTGACAACTATACCTCGCAAGGCCTGTTGGTGGGCGGCTGGGCGCCATTAGACCCTAAGTATGCATCATGGAAAGCAACTCATTTTCCAGGAGCGCCCCCGATGGTGCGAAGTGGAGCGCTTTTTAATTCCGTTGCCGTAGTTGGGCCCGAAATTGACGCCCATGACACTTGGGCTACTTATAGTTCAAATATCCAATACGCAAAATTTCATCAATATGGCACAACCAAGATGCCAAAACGAGAAGTTTTGTTTGCTCCAGAAATTTGGCAAGAAGAATTGGCATCTATAATTAGAAAATATGTAGTGGATGGGACTCTCTAAAATGCTCGACTCACTACAACTAATGCATGGTGCGCAATTCGCAAAAGAGTATGTTTCCAATTACCTGCAATCAGATGTCCCTTCGCGCTGCAATCGTTACAGAAACGGATGGGGGCTAAATGATACCCAATTGCCAACCCCTGAGAGGTTTTACACTTTCGAACCACTGGCTCTTGACGTCTGGCCAACCATTATTACGGTGGCTATTTCAACTTCTTCTTTTAATCGTGATTCATACGACGGCTATGACCCCCTGTATAGGGTTACTTACCAAATGAGAACTTACGTTTGGTGTAGGGGGCTGGGTTCGGAAGAAGCGACTATCGCAAGAGACAGACTTACTACAGTCATTCGTTCCGCCTTGTTGGATTATCCATGCCTACAGGCCACCGACACCCGTCAAACCTTTCGAGCAATGATTGAGGAATCATCAATCAGGGAAGAATTTTCTGATACGACGCTGCTGAAAGGCGACAGAGTTTTGGCTGGCGCATACATTAGTTACGAATTAGCAATCAACGAAATAGTGACTCGTGCAAACATTTTTGAACCAACTGAACAAAACCCAACTGATATTTCGCTTGAAGTTTTACAACAAGGCCCAACAGACACTAATCTTTCTACGGCGAATTGGTCTTAGTTCTCTTTTTTCTATTGTTTTTTGAGTACAATTTACATAGCGAACAAGACTGGATTAAAAAATGCCTCAACTATTTACTTTTTTAGACGGGAGTACAGACATTGCATCCCTAAGGGGTTCTGGGATTGTTGTAAAAAATAAATCTATTGGGCCAGTTGATATCGATTCAAATGGCACTCTACTTTACCCAAATCAACTTTTAATGTGCTCTTCTGGCAGCGCGGTAATTGAAAAAGCATTAAAGAGCGGCAAATTGGAAACTATTAAAACATTTGCGCAAGAAAAAACACCTCAGAAGAAAGAGGAAGTTCCACAAACAGTTGCACAAAGCGACAACCAAACATCTGTACAATAGAAGAAAACAAGGTGTCATTTTCTTGCAACTCAAAGTTGAAAAAGATTAGGAAGGTTTTATGGTAGGCGTAAACATACAAACAGCAGTAAGAACAGGTCCATCAAACGCAGCAACAGAACCTGCTTCACAGATGTTTTTGGTCGGCGTCACAGAGCGTGGACCTGTAACCTCGGCCAATTTGGTAACCAGTCTTTCTGAGTTTGAAGCAATTTATGGTGGCTATATTTCAACAGGCTACGCTCATCCAGCAGTCGAAACTTTTTTTGAAGAAGGTGGAACTCGCGCATGGATTGCTCGCACTGCAGCAACAGCCGCAGCACCAACGTCTGGTACTTTGGCGCTGCTAAATAGCGCTGGTACTCCTGCTACATGTATCACTATCAATGCTAATGGCCCTGGTTCCTGGAGCACAGCAATCAAGGTTGTCGTAGCAACGGGAACTGTTACTGGAACAAAAGTTGTTACTCTTTTTGACAA